AAGAAGATAGGTTTTATACAAACATTGCAATACGAGGAAAAAACATTCTTGCTCGGGGGTATGAATCAACCGGAGATGCCTTCAAAGAGAAGATTGAGTTTCGTCCTACCATGTTTGTGCCCACAACCAAAGAAACGAAATACAAGACTCTTAATGGATTGTGTGTCGAGCCCTTTCAGCCGGGTAACATAAATGATACAAGAGACTTTATTGAAAAGTATCAAGACGTAAGTGGATTTGACATTTACGGAAACACAGATTTCATATATCAATACATCGGAGAAAACTACAAGGGAGAGATTGATTACGATCCTGCTAGAATCAAAGTTGCGATTGTTGATATTGAATGTGAGTCTGAGTATGGATTTCCTAGACCTGAAGTTGCTAACGAGAGAATCAATGCGATCACCGTTGACTTCAATGGTTGGATTTATGTATTTGGTTTGGGTGAGTTTGAACTAGACGACTCCTCGTATGACGGTAAACTCCGTCAGTTTGTATTTGAAACAGAAGAGGAACTTCTAAACTCATTCTTATCAACGTGGAATCTTGAATCTCCAGATGTGATTACTGGTTGGAATGTCAGGTTCTTTGATATTCCCTATCTTGTAAACAGAATCGAGAAAGTTCTGGGAGAGGGTGAATCTAAAAAGTTGTCTCCTTGGAACATCACTAAGGAAAGATCTATTCGTAAAATGAACAGAGAGAATCAAACCTATGAGTTGGTTGGTATTTCTACTCTGGACTATTATGAACTGTACAAGACGTTTACTTATGTAAATCAAGAGTCATATCGACTTGATCATATCGCATTCGTAGAACTCGGTGAGAAGAAGTTGTCGTATGATGAATACGACAGCATGGCAACTTTCTATAGAAATGACTTTCAGAAGTTCATAGAATATAATGTCAAAGATGTTGAACTTATTACCAAACTAGAAGATAAAATGAAGTTGCTTGAACTTGCAGTGTCTCTTGCATATGCAGCAAAGGTAAACTTCATGGATGTGTTTGGACAAGTTAGAACGTGGGACTGTATCATATACCACTATTTAATGGAACACAACATTGTTCCGCCTCCTAAGAGAGCAAGTAAAAAGAATACACAATATGCTGGTGCTTATGTTAAAGATCCTATCGTCGGTATGCACGATTGGGTTGTCTCGTTCGACCTGAACAGTCTCTATCCCCACTTGATTATGCAGTACAACATCAGTCCAGAAACTAAAATCAACAATAAAAAATTACCCGTTTGTCCCGACACGGTGCTTTTGGGTGTTCGACCTAATACTGGTAATTTTTCTGTTGCCGCAAACGGAACATGCTACACAAAAGAGCATCAGGGGTTTCTTCCTGCACTCATGGATAAATTGTACAAAGAACGTAAGATGTACAAGAAGAAGATGATCGAGTGTCAAAAACAACTTGAAGAAATCCCAAAGATGAATATGCCTACTCTTGGTAGGGGTGCATTACATTCCAAACTGACAAAGGACATTGCAAAGTATAACAACTTCCAGTTAGTTCGCAAGATTCAACTCAACTCCGCTTATGGTGCGATTGGTAACGAATGGTTTCGATACTTCGATGTGGACATGGCTGAAGCAATTACACTTTCAGGACAATTGAGCATTCGTTGGATTGCAGATAAACTAAATGAGTTTCTAAACAAAACTGTTGGGACGGAAAATTATGATTATGTGGTGGCAAGTGATACCGATTCTGTTTACCTGCGCCTTGGGAATCTGGTGGACAAGGTTTGTGTGGGTAAGTCTAAGTCTGAAATTGTGGACTTTCTTAACAAAGCGTCAGAAGAAATAATTCTACCCTTCATTAAAAAGAAGTATGATGAACTTGCTTCTTTGATGAATGCATATGAAAACAAGATGGTAATGGACAGAGAGTGTATTGCAGACAAAGCGGTATGGACTGCTAAAAAGAGATACATGATGCAAGTGTTCGATTCGGAGGGTATCCGTTACGAAACTCCAAAAAACAAAATCATGGGCATCGAAACTACCAGATCGTCAACCCCCCAAGTTGTTCGTGATAACCTTAAAAAAGCAATTTCTCTGATTCTCACAACGAATGAAGATACCGTTATAGAATTTATTGAATCGTTTCGAGAAAAATTCAATGGATTTGAACCTGAAGAAATTGCTTTTCCAAGAGGGGTAAATGGGATGAACAAGTATTCAAACAGTTCTACCATTTACGAAAAATCAACACCCATAGCAGTGAAGGGCAGTTTGATTTATAATTACTACATCAAAAATAAAAAACTACATAACAAGTATAGACAAATAGTTGATGGTGACAAGATCAAGTTTATACATCTCAAGAAACCAAATCCACTTGGGGGTATTGCAGGGACAGATCAAGTTATTGCCTTCCCGAACAGTTTACCCAAAGAGTTCAAATTGGATGACTTCATAGACTATGAAATGCAATTCCAAAAGGCATTCTTGGATCCCATCAAGAACATACTAGACAAAATAGGTTGGAACCACGAACAGGTTTCTTCTCTGGAGGATTTTTTTGGATAATGAATTATGATACTATAAAATTCATAGAGGATACATTACTTACCATACTAGAAGAAGAAAGATCTAAACTAGGCAGCATGATGCGAGATAAAGATTGTAGTGTGGAAATATACGAAAAGGCACTGGACAAGTGCAAGAAAATAGAGTATACTATAGAAGAATTGGAGAAAATAAAATGAGTGATTTTTTAAAGACAATCATAAAGAATTCAGGAAACGAATACGCAGGAATTGCATCAGAGGGAATCGAGGGCAGCGATGTCACGGGTTTCATTGATACTGGTTCTCATGTTTTCAATGCCTTACTTTCTGGTTCTTTGTATGGTGGTATTCCAAACAACAAGATCATGGCACTTGCAGGAGAGTCTGCTACTGGTAAAACTTACTTTGCTCTTGGTATGTGTAAGAAGTTTTTGGATGATAACCCAGATGGTGTTATTTTGTATTTTGACACGGAACAAGCAATCACATCAGACATGGTGAAGGACAGGGGAATGGATCCTGCAAGAGTAGCGATCTTCCCAGTTGCCACAGTCGAGACGTTCCGACATCAAGCGATCAGCATTGTTGACAAATACATTGAGACAAAGGATAGCAAGCCTGTGTTTGTTGTTCTCGATTCACTTGGTATGCTTTCCACTGAGAAAGAGATGAACGACACCGCAGAAGGTAAGTCCACCAGAGATATGACTCGCGCCCAAGTCATCAAGGCGACATTCCGTGTGCTTACCCTCAAGTTGGGTAAGGCGGGTATTCCGCTTATCATGACAAACCACACTTATGATGTTGTCGGTGCTTATGTTCCGATGAAGGAGATGGGTGGTGGTTCTGGTTTGAAGTATGCCGCGTCTACCATTGTCTACCTCTCTAAGAAGAAAGACAAGGATGGAACAGATATTGTTGGCAACATCATCAAGTGTAAGTTGTTCAAGGGCAGATTTACTAAAGAGAACAAAGTTGTTGAGGTTCAACTGAATTATGACACTGGACTCAATCCCTATTATGGATTGGTTCCTCTTGCGGTAAAATACGATATCTTCAAGAAGGTTTCTACTCGCATTGAACTGCCTGACGGAAAGACTGCCTTTGAAAAGTCAATCAACAACGAACCTCAAAAGTACTTCACACCCGAAGTTATGGAGAGGCTCGAAGAAGCAGTCGGAAAAGAATTTAAGTATGGAAGCACTGAAGAAGAGGAGCATACAGATGTCGAAGAATGAACCACCCCCACCCCCACATGGACATACACCAAGAAAATTCAATCCGGAATTACCACCAAGTCGTGGTATAGGAGACACCTTTTCTAAATTTATTAAATCTATCTCTCGCGGTAAAATTAAAGAGTGTGAACCGTGTAAAAAGAGAAAAGAAAAACTAAACAATATGTTTCCATACAAGAAGAATAATAATGAAGACGAAGTACAGGACGATTGAAGGACAGGACGAAGGTAACATTAGAATCTTGGATGAAAGGTTCAGGGGTGTTGCAGTCTCAATAGGAAGAGTTGCCATAGTTCCAGTAGAAAACTCGGACGAGGCAAAACTTAAGTATGATTATGACGTTCTAGAATTGCCTGATGGAATTGAACTCGATGAAGAGTTTGATTGTTTGCTGGGAGACATTGTAGTTGATATTCTAGAGTCTAAACTAGAGGAAGATCCAAAGTCTTTGAGGTTTAAAGATAGTGCAGATTGAAAAAATCATTTTACATTCCATATCATGCAACGAGCAAGTTTCAAGATCCGTTATTCCTTTCTTGAAAAGCGAATATTTTCATGAAACTGAACACAAGATTGTCTTTGAGAAGATTAACGATTATATTCAAGAGTACAACTCCCTCCCGTCGAAGGAGGCGATTTCTATTAGTGTCAGCAAACTACCGCAAACAGATGATCAGGAAAAGAATTGTCAATCGCT